AGTCTCGCCGGTTCCTCCCAATAATGAAGACGGCGTTAGTCATTACTTAAGTAGTGGTTTCTTTGGATCTTATATTGATCTTGAGGGTGTTTATAGAACTGAATTTGATTTAATTAAAAGATATCGCGAAATGGCACTACATCCGGAAGCGGATAGTGCCATTGAAGATATTGTAAATGAGGCAGTAGTATCAGACACTAATGATAGCCCAGTAACGGTTGAACTTTCAAATCTTAATGCCAGTGATGGTATAAAAGATAAGATCAGAAAAGAATTTAAATATATTTTAGAACTTTTAGATTTTGATAGAAAATCGCATGAAATCTATAGGAATTGGTATATTGATGGTAGATTATATTATAATAAAGTAATTGATCTGAAGAATCCACATCAAGGAATTCAGGAGTTAAGATATATTGACGCAATGAAGATGCGTTTTGTTCGTCAGCAGAAGAAAGACCCTAAAGACAAACAGCGTCTTGCTAATGTGCATACTGACAATCCCATGGATTATGCATTCCCTGAGATTGAAGAGTATTTCATCTATAATCCAAAGATGACATACCCGACCAATAACCCAGCATCTATGGGTGGTCATGGTGGTATAAAGTTTACTAAAGATTCTATTACATTTTGCACATCAGGTCTTGTAGATAGAAATAAAGGAAATACTCTTTCTTATTTGCACAAGGCAATTAAGTCACTTAATCAACTTAGAATGATTGAGGATAGTCTTGTTATCTATAGACTATCAAGAGCACCAGAACGTCGTATTTTCTATATTGATGTTGGTAATCTACCTAAGGTAAAGGCAGAACAATATCTTCGTGATGTTATGATGCGTTATCGTAACAAGTTAGTATATGATGCGTCTACAGGAGAAATTAGAGATGACAAAAAATACATGTCCATGCTTGAGGATTTTTGGTTGCCCAGAAGGGAAGGTGGACGGGGAACGGAAATCACAACGTTGCCAGGAGGCCAAAACCTTGGAGAGATTACTGATATTGAATACTTTAAAAAGAAACTCTACCGTTCCCTTAATGTCCCACCCTCAAGAATGGATGGAGAAGGTGGATTTAACTTGGGGAGATCTTCTGAGATCCTAAGGGATGAAGTTAAGTTCAGTAAGTTTGTTGCACGACTGAGAAAGAGATTCTCTTACATGTTTAATGATATGTTGAGAACTCAATTACTTCTTAAAAATATTGTCACCCCAGAAGATTGGGATGTAATGGAAGAGCATATTCAATATGACTTCTTGTATGATAATCATTTCTCCGAACTCAAAGAAGCAGAACTTCTTAATGAGAGATTGAGTATGGTTGAAGTTGCAGCACCTCATGTCGGAAAATACTTCTCTCAAGATTATCTACGCCGTAAAATTCTTCGTCAAACAGATGAAGAGATCATTGAGCAAGATAAACTTATTGAGAAGGAAATTAAAGATGGTACTATTCCAGATCCTTCTATTCCAGTTGATCCAGAAACCGGATTACCTTTAGATCAGGTAATGGATCTTGGTCAACCAGCAAGCGAACCAGAAGCAGAGGATAGTGCTACAAAGTCTAATACTGATGCTACTGAATTAGATGCAAACATAGTAAAGCCTAAGGGTGGCACAATTTAGATTAATATATAAATACTAAAGACCACTTATTAATGAAATTAAAATGGATGAATTAATGGATAATATTGCTGCGGATGGGTCTTCATCACAGATTAGTGATCAATTGAAAGATATGTTATATGCAAAATCAGCTGATAAAGTAAATGCCTTCCGCCCTCAAGTAGCAAATTCTGTCTTTAATGGTAATGATGAAGATGGAATTGATGATGAGGATTGAGTTTAATAAATAACTATTATAAATGATATAATAATAAAATGGCACATAGAACAGTAGGCGTTGGAACATCAATTGGAATTAGTTTGGGTACTGGAACCTCAACTAATCCTTTTAACGTTCAATCGAATACAATTAGGATTTATGCAAAAGGTGCTCCTTGTTATGTTGCAGTTGGAAATACTCCATCAGCAACATCTGAAAGTTATTATATTGGAGCAGATAAAGAAGCTACTTTGGGGATGACAAAAGCATCTAACAGAGTAACTGGAATTACAACTGGCACTACTACTGCAGTTGATTTTGCTGAGGGAACTCAATGTCCATTTGGTACTGGTGAATATGTGACAATAAGTGGAGTTACTCCAACAACATATAATTTTAGTCATAAAAAAATTATTTCAATTAACACTCAAGGCATTCCTGGTGGTTATGCACAATCAAGAATGGTAATTGATGTAGATACCAGCAGTGGATTTGCTGATATTACTAATATAACGGATGCAAGAGCTATTGCATCTAATAAAGTTTCCATTCTTGGCGATGGGCCTAATGGAGCTGCTTATATTCAACAAGTTCAAATCTCGGGAGACGCCTGATGAAACTCATTAGAGAAGAAATCGAATCGGTCGAATTTCTAGTCGAAAATCGTAACGGCAAGAAGTCGATGTATATTGAGGGAGTTTTCCTTCAAGGAAATATCAAGAATCGTAATGGTCGGATGTATCCGATGGAGACGCTTCGTAAAGAAGTTTCTCGTTATAATGAGAATCATATTCAATCAGGTAGAGCACTTGGAGAATTGGGTCATCCCGATGGTCCAACTGTTAATCTTGATAGGGTATCCCATAAGATTGTCTCTTTAAGGGAGAATGGACAGAATTTCATTGGTAAGGCTAAGATCCTTAGTACACCAATGGGTAAAATTGCTTCTTCTCTTGTTGAGGAAGGAGTAAAACTTGGTGTTTCATCTAGAGGTGTTGGATCTCTTAAGCAAACACGAGAGGGTTATAGTGTTGTGGGTGAAGACTTTATGTTAGCAACTGCTGCTGATATCGTTGCCGATCCTTCTGCACCTGATGCTTTTGTATCAGGAATTATGGAAGGTAAGGACTGGGTATGGGATGGTGGTATTCTACGTGAAAAGTTTGCAGAGAAAACTTACAAGACTATTAATACATTAACTGATCAGAAAAGACTTGATGAACAAAAATTGGGTCTATTCAATGAGTTTTTAAATTCATTGTAATTTCTTAATATATAAATAAATATAGATTAAATTACTTAAAGGTACATCGGAGAACTTCAAATGTCTAGTGGCACTAAATTACAAGCAATGGAAGAGGACGTAAAGCAATCCAAGACTGCTGTTAATGCTAATGCAGCACCGGCACAGCCGATGGAGAAGCTTCCTGGCACAGAAGTGGAAGACTTGGGTGGTCCAACACCTGAAAATTATAAGCCTGATGATGATTCAGCGAAGTTAAAGACACCTGGTGGCACTCTTAAGCAAGTTAAGGATGTTGTTAATAAGGGCGCAAAACCCGCAATGCCCATGCAAAAGGAAGAGGAAGAAATGGACGCTGAAGCCACTCTAGAAGAAACTTCTGAAGTTACTGATGAAGTAGTTGAAGAGGAAGTTATTGAAGATGAAATTAACATCGAAGATGATGTTAATGCCCTTCTTGGCGGTGAAGAACTCTCCGAAGAATTTAGAGCAAAAGCAAAGACAATCTTTGAAGCTGCTTTAAAGGCAAAAGTTGCTGAAGTTAGAGAAGAACTACAAGCACAGCATAATGAAATTATTGCTGAAGAAGTAGCAAAAGCAAAGGAAGAACTCTCTGAGCGTGTTGATTCTTATCTAGAATACGTTGCAGATGAATGGTTCAACGAAAATGCCCTTGCCATCGAGCGAGGACTTAAAACAGAAATGACCGAATCATTCCTTGAGGGAATGAAAGGTCTATTTGAAGAACATTATGTAGAAATCCCTGAAGAAAAATATGATGTCCTACATAGCATGGTAGAAAAACTTGATGATATGGAAACCAAGCTCAATGAGCAAATCGAGAAGAACATCGGATTGAATAAGCGACTCGGAGAGTCGGTTGCATCTGGTATTCTCGATAATGTTTCTGGTGGCCTTGCCGCTACGCAGAAAGAGAAGCTCGCCTCACTTGCTGAAGGTGTGGAGTTTGAAAGTGAAGACGAATATCGTGAAAAACTGGAGACTTTAAAGGAATCTTATTTCCCCGTTAAAGGCGTATCTCCATCGGCTAAATCTGAAACCCTTTCGGGTGGAATAGACAACTCGGGCGCTGAATCAGTATCCGGTTCAATGGCTAGCTATCTGAATACACTTTCAGCATTTAAGTCATCCTGAATTTAACATTAAAACAAACAAACACATTTAGTAAAAGGTAAACGCAAATGTTCCAATCCGAACAATTGCAGGAAAAGTGGGCTCCGCTCCTAAACTATGAAGGTCTTGATCCAATCAAAGACAATCATCGTAGAGCAGTTACTGCCGTCCTGCTAGAGAACCAAGAAAGATTCCTCAAAGAGGAACAAGCATTTAATACAGGTATTAACCTACAAGAAGCTACTCCAACCAACTCAGGTAATGCTGCTGGTGCTGGTGGTGGATTTGGTGCCGATGCCACCGCAGCTGGTCCAGTTGCTGGTTTCGACCCCGTTCTAATCAGCCTAATTCGCCGTTCGATGCCGAATTTGGTTGCTTATGACCTAGCTGGCGTTCAGCCGATGAGCGGTCCTACTGGACTAATCTTCGCAATGCGTTCACGCTACACCAACCAGAGTGGTACTGAAGCATTCTATAATGAAGCAGATACTTCCTTCTCCGGTCAGGATGCAGGAAGAGACCTAACGGCAGGTATGACCAATGCCGTTTCAGGTATGGGTACTACTTCAGTTCAAACTGGTACTAACCCCGGAGTTCTTAACCCTGTCGGTAGTGCCTCTTCCATTGGCTACGACGTTGGTCAAGGAATGGTCACGGGTGACTCTGAGAACCTGGGTGGTACAGGATCTGATGCCTTCAACCAGATGGCATTCTCGATTGAGAAAGTCACCGTTACTGCTAAGTCACGCGCCCTGAAGGCTGAGTATTCATTAGAACTCGCTCAAGACCTTAAGGCAATCCACGGATTGAACGCTGAAGCAGAACTTGCTAATATCTTGAGTACTGAGATCCTCGCTGAAATTAACCGCGAAGTTATCCGTACTATCTACAAGGTTGCTGAGCAAGGTGCTGTTCAAAACACCGCTACTGCTGGTGTATTCGACCTTGACGTTGACTCCAATGGTCGCTGGAGCGTTGAGAAGTTCAAAGGACTTCTGTTCCAGATCGAGCGTGATGCTAACGCAATCGCACAAAGAACTCGTCGCGGAAAGGGTAACATCATCCTCTGCTCTGCAGACGTTGCATCCGCCCTCACGATGGCTGGTGTTCTTGACTACACCCCTGCACTTAACGCTAATCTTAACGTTGATGACACGGGTAACACCTTCGCTGGTGTTCTGCAAGGTAAGTATCGCGTATATATCGATCCTTATTCTGCTAACCTTACCTCCGGTAATGCCTCACCTGGCAACCAGTATTATGTTTGTGGATATAAGGGTTCTAGCCCTTATGACGCTGGCATTTTCTACTGCCCTTACGTGCCCCTACAAATGGTTCGTGCAGTTGGTGAGAATTCCTTCCAGCCGAAAATTGGCTTTAAGACCCGTTACGGGATCGTTGCCAACCCCTTCGCAGAAGGAACTGACCAAGGTCTCGGCGGACTCGGTGTTAACAAGAACCGCTACTATCGTCGCGTTGCTGTTAAGAACCTCATGTGAGCAAGATGGATATATTCCATTCACATTTCAAAGGACCCTTTACGGGTCCTTTTTTTTATGCTATAATATTTTTATCTCACACAACCCTCCTTTTTGGGAAGTGTTTTCGTTTTATACACCGAGGTAATTATGACTGTTATTAGAAATGATGGGACTGTTGTACCCTTAACTCCATATAAAGAGAGTGGTATTATAGACCATTATTGGATGCCATATCTAGAATTTGCAGAATTGGAAGAAGTATTTTGTCAAAGAAATACAGAAGGAAGATTAAAGAAAGCACAAAAACATTTAGCAGAACTCCTACCAGAACATGTAGTAGTTTTTGTATGCAGATTAACAAAAGATTGTACAATCAACGGTAAGAGATATAACAAAGGAACTAAATTTAGAGTTGATTCCAATACTCGTGCATTAAATTGGAGAACAGGTGGATCAGATGCAATTCCACAAGAATTATTAGTGATTGAATTTGCTTTTGATAACGCAGATCGTATTCGTTTATCATACAATACTTTCGATTCACCTGATAGTTTGGAAAGGAATCAAGAAAAATTATATGGTATTCTTTCTGGAATGTATCACTATACTCCACAATCAGAAAAATTAATCAAAGGACAAATTCTTTCTGGATTGAATAAAGCATGTCATTTTTTCTATCCAGAGATGTGGAATCAATTTACCATTAGGATTTCTGAACTTCCAGGACAAGTTGGTGCTTTTATTGAAGAGATAAAAACTCTTGATTTACTAATCACAACTCCTTCTCATTGGGATCAAGCACTTATATGCACTGCTTTAATGGCTTTGAAGAAGTATGGATGTGATAATGAAAAAGTATTAGAGGCACTTCGTATTATTGATGAAAGAGAGTTGACTGGAAAGAAAGGAAAAGAGTGGGATGGTATTACCCATATAGTATGGGAATGGACCATTGACCAAAAAAGTAAAGATTGCCTTTTCAAAGATAAGACAACTAATTGGAATAAAATAGCAGGACTTAATAGAACCGTTGCTTTTTGTTGCTATTGGTTTGATAAGTATATGATAGGAAAGACAGGAGCTAAACTTGGTAACAATTGGCAAGAGGTTCCAAAAAAATGGAAGGATGAGCAAGTAACTACCTTAAACTCATTATTTAATATGAAGACACCAGTTACAGTATAGAGAAAAGGGGTTTAACCACCCTCTCTTTTTTTTTATGCTATGATATTATTGGAGAGTAGTTCTATTTTATGAAAGCAATTGAGTTGGACAAGACAGATGTTTTTCATTGTCCTGCATCATTTGGGACTTTATCACAGGAACAAGTAAATAAGTTATTTACTGATGGTAGAAGAGCATCTGGATTTCTTGAAATTCAGTTAGAAGAATGGTATGATGGATTAGAATTTAAAGATGGTAAAGGGTATGATCATATAAACAAAAATATTCCAGGTCAATTGTATGATGCTAAATGTTTTACTAAAGGTGGTGCTAAGTTTTGTCCTAGTGTAATGTTAGGTGCAGGTAGATCAGTTGATGAACAGAAATTATGGGAACATGCAATGAATATGATTTATATCTTTACTGATGTTGTATCATTTCCAGAAGTAAGAGTAAGATTTGTTAAAGGATCTGATCTTACACAATATAATAAAGGATCAATTCCATTTGGAGATAGAGATGTTTTATTTGGGTGATTGTTTAGAAGGAATGAAAGAATTGGATGACAGGTCTATTGATGCTGTCGTTACTTCTCCACCTTACAATCTGAATATTAAATATAGCAAGTATAAAGATAAGAAACCAAGAGAACAGTATCTTAAATGGTTAGAGGATATATTTGTTGAGTGTAAACGTGTTCTTAAAGATGATGGACATTTGTTTGTTAACATGGGTTACTCTAATGTAGACCCTTGGATTGGTATGGAAGTTGGTTTAGTAATTAGAAATAATTGGTTATTACAGAATCATATCAATTGGGTTAAATCTATACATGTAAATGATAAGACCAGTGGACACTTTAAACCAATTAACAGTAAAAGATATTTGTGTCCTACATGGGAACATCTATTTCATTTTACTAAAGATGGTAACGTAAATGTTGATAGGTTATCGGTAGGAGTTCCATACGAATATTATGAAGCAAATATTCGTGGTAAAAATACAATAAAAACTAAACCTAATTTAAGAGATAAGGGTAATTGTTGGTTCATACCATACGAAACAGTGAATAGTAAAGATTTAAGAGGTAAGCATCCTGCCACTTTTCCAGTTAGATTAGTAGAGGATTGTCTTAAACTGACAGGAACTACAGGAACAGTTCTTGATCCTTTCATGGGAACTGGTACAACAGCAGTAGCAGCAGTTAATTTGGGATGGGAGTATATTGGATATGATATTGATGAGGATTATGTTAAGTTTAGCGAAAACCGTATGGGAGGAAACTTGACAAGGTTTATAAAATGAATAAGTTTGAGGGGTTTAACCACCCTCTCTTTTTTTATGGAGATTTAGGAGAACAAAACTCAATTACTTTCTGTGCTATTAAGTTAGGAGTAACTGCTCTTGCTGCGGCATATGCTTCCAA